TTACACGGTCAAGAGCAGATGCTTGTTTTTGTAATGTTTTTTGTCCAAATACTACAACACCATTTCTAGGTAATGTAGCTAATGGGTTAATATTATTACTGTATAATGAATCTTTATTAGCTTGAGTTAATTTAAATTGAGCTTGTAATACTGTAGATAACCCACCACGATTTATTCCTGCTGGTGCAAACCAAGGTGCAGATACTTTATCATTAAAAGCATATACTCCTGGAACTACTGTTGAAGCAGGTACCCATACTTGTCTTCCTGTTGCAGGATCAACTATACGGACCCAAGGCCAATACGAAGTAGCATATGATGTATTTCTAGTTTGAGCTTGCGTTATAGTAGTTGCAACTGTGCCATTATAATCAATTAAATCTAGTACATATAAATTATCTCCTCTATTTTGAGTATTTGCAATAATTGTAGATACTACTGAGGTATGTTTATCGTTTAATAGACCTGGAGTAAATAATAAATTAAATTGGTAGGCTTCTCTATTTCCGAATAAATTAACCATATTATTATAATCTGATGCTACTAATCCTTGAGTTGTTGTGCCTATTAAATCATACATTGATGATCCTATATTTGCTGCAACTGTCCCTGTAGCTCCACTAAATGATCCACTTCCATTTGTTGGTAAAGATGATGTATATGAGGCATTTGAAATTGTTCCGTTTGAGTTTAAATATGCTGGGGTTGGGTAGTTAACAGCTTTAACTCGTACATATCTTGAATTATTTGGATAATTTCCAGATAATTCCATTTGAATATTTGTTGAATTATATGCTAATTTTTGATCACCAATTACTAAAGAAATAAAACGATCTGAATTTGGATCTAAATTTACTCCATTAAATGATTCAAGTATATTTTTAGTACTTGTTGTATCATCTCCTTGTCTAACTAGTACATTAAATGTACCTGATCCTGTGTTTGTATTTGTAATTTCAAATCGTACATTATCTTTTGAACCATTAGCTAAAGCTCCTAAAGTTTCTGATCCGGAATTATTCATAATAATTCCTTGGGAAATTGTTTCTAAAGTAAATGCTGTTGAAGATATACCATCAGCACCATTTACCATTATTGAACTAGATACAAAATTTTCATCTGGAGATCCTCCCCAAATAAAACTTCCAGGTTTTGCTCCCATTCTAATAATAGTACCATTATATAATGATGAAGATATTTTTGGAAAGAGGGAAAATTGGTTTGTTGATGTATTATATGATGCTGAAAATAATGTGTTAATTTCGGTTGGTGTAGTAGTTGGGTTATACTGTTGAATTGTAGGTGAATTAATAAAATCAGCCATTAAAGTACCAAACTCATCTATACTTGGTTGTAAAGACATACTAACATATCCTACATTAGATGAAGCATCATAATAAGAATTAGCCCCAACCCAAGTAACATGTTGTAACCAATAATCTGTATATGTAGAACCAATTGAAGGAACACTGATTTTTAGTACACCTCCTTGTGTCTGACCAACACTTGATGCTGTATAACTAGAGGATATTTCCATTGAAGCTGTTGCAAAAGTACCGTTTGCACTACTAACTGTATTAGGAATATCTGATATTGCAGAAGTATATGATCCACTTGCTACTCTAGCTACTAATAATGAAGATCCTCCATAATTAAAATAATTATATGCCGCAATTGAAGTTAAATATGAATAATTTATTCCTCCACTTATAAAAGAATCTCCAAACAATGATGTGTATTGTGAGTATGAAGTTACTAATGCGGGTGATTGAAACGGACCTTTAACTGTTGGGCCTATAATAGCAGCTCCTGCTTGTACAGGTTGTCCTGTTAAAAATGTTTGATCTAATTCATTAGTGGTTACACCTGGTGATACTGTAAAAGTTGCCATTTTATTTTTTTATTATACATATTAAATTTTTTTTCAAAATATGCTATTAGCTAGGAAATACTGCACCTGTAGGTAAAATATTAAAGTCTAAAAGAATGAATTCTGCTGTCCTAGTAGGTTGCAAATAAATTTGACCTACTAATTGGTTTTGATCTGTAACTAATGGTGGATTATTTGATTCATCCATAATTACTCTAAAACTAGTTAAACCTTGTTGTTGTTGGATGGATGATAAATATGTATTAATTATTGTTGATAATTCATTTCGTGTATTTATATTATTTTGTTCAAACACAAAAGTATCTGCTACTTGAGATATAAAATTTTTCAATTCAATTAATAAACGTCTTACATTTACACGATCTAAAGCACTTTTTTTCTTTTGTAATGTTTTTTGTCCAAATACTACTACTCCATTATTAGGAAATGATGCTATTGGATTAATATTAGATTCGTATAAAATATCTCTATTTCCTTGAGTTAAAATACGTTCAGATTGAATAACAGTTGGTAAAACACCTCTGTTTATACCAGCTGGAGCAAACCAAGGAGCAGCGATACTATCATTAAATGCATATACACTAGGAATCATTGTTGAAGCTGGGGCCCAAACTAAATTATTTGTATTTGGGTCAATTATTTTTACCCAAGGCCAATATGTTGCGGCATATGATGTATTATATGAAATTGCTTCTGATTTGATTGTACCTATTTGGGCATTATAAGGAACTAAGTCTATAATAGCTATTGAATCTCCTCGTTCTTGAACTGTTAATATTAATTGACTAATAACAGAAAATGATGGAGAACCAAAACTACTTATTAAACCAGGAGCAACTAAAATATTATATTTAAATGCCTCTTTATTTGCTAATAATGAAATAGATTCAGTATATGCATTTGCGGTAAGACCTTGAATATTATTTGATGTTATATTTTCATAATAATTACCTGCTACCGAAGGGATATTAGTTCCTAAAGCTGATCCAAAAGTTCCACTTGATGTTGCGGGAAGTGATCCTGTAAATTGGGGTTTAAAAACTCCATTATTATCTAAATAATTTGGGGTAGTTTGATTAATAGATTTAACTCGTACATATCTTGAATTATTTGGAAAATTTCCAACCATTTGAACATAATACTCTCCATTATCTGAAGAAATAGTTTCAATTTGATTACCTATTACTTTTTCAATATAGTTTGCAGCAAAAGGATCTAATGATAATGGACCCCAACTTTCTACAACTGAAGGGGAAATATCTGAGTCGTTTCCTTGTCTAATAAGTAAAGAAAATGTTCCATCATTTGTATTTGGTGTTGTTATTTGCCATCTAATATTATCCGTTGATCCACTTAGTAATGTTCCAAAAGAACCTGTAGGACCTGTACTATTCATTATTGTGCCTTCAGAAATAGTTTCTAAAATAAAAGGAGAAGTATTGTATGGAGAACCAACAGAATGAGCTGAGGATGAGATAAATGAAGAGGTAGCAGGAGTCCAATCTAAAGATGTACTGCCACTTACTACCCGTGTTACTAATAGTGTATTTCCTCCACTATTAAAATAATTATATGCTGCAATAGAGGTAAAATATGTAAAAGTTTGGCTTCCACTTAAAAATGTAGAGCCAAATTTATTTAAATAATCACTATAAGTAGTACATAAAACAGGGATACCAACTTTACCTTTTGGTGTTGGACCTATTATAGCAGCTCCTGCTTGGATTGGTTGTTGAACTATAAAGGATTGGTCATTCTCTATAGATAATACACCGGGGGATACAATTGTTTCTGGCATTATGATAATTTATTATAAATATAGTAAAAATTTAAATATATTAATATGTTTTAATTATTTCCCCTGTTTGAGAATCTAAATTAAAAGGCCCATATTTATTAAATAAAATTTCTGTAAATTCTTTTTCTTGATCTAGTATTTCTGTTAAATGGGATTTTGCGGTTTCATACCTATTTTCAATTTGGATTTTAACCATAGAAATTTCACCTAACTCTACTATTAAAGATTGGGATTCGTTTTGAATTTCTTTTAATGTAGTTTTTTCTTCTTCTGTTAAAAACTTTTTTTCTGTAACTTCTTTAATAATTGACATAATTTAAATTTAATTTGTGATTATAAATATATTAATTTAACTTGATAACAATATTTTCCTCATCACTCCATTTATTTTTACTTCCCACCAATAATCAGAAGTGAGAGATTGTTGACATACTAATCCAAGAGGTTGTGTTGATGATCCAAATGCTATACAATTATCTCCTGTTGTTGTTGCTCCAAAACCTAAAAGCACACTATAGCTACCATTATTTGAATTTGTGCATGCTCCTAATCCAATATTATTATATCCCAAATTACTACAACATAATGCTTTATATCCAATTGCTATATTAGATGATCCTGATGTGTTAGAGTCTAAAGCAAATTCTCCTATTGCTATATTACATGATCCTGAAGTTGAGGAACATAATGAGTACTGTCCTATAGCTATATTAGATGATCCTTGTAGATTATTTTTTAAAGGCTTATATCCAAATGCTATATTTTTATGACCTACTGTGGTTTTATTTCCTCCAAGTATAGCACCTTCTCCAATTGCTATATTATGAGATCCTTCATTTGATTCTAAAGCATTTTTTCCTGCTGCAAAATTGGATGCTCCTGATTGATTATTAATTAAAGCATGTTTTCCTATTGCTGTATTGTAGCCTCCTGTTGTATTATTACATAAAGCATGTTTTCCTATTGCTGTATTGTAGCCTCCTGATGTGTTATCGAATAAAGCAGCATTTCCTATTGCTGT